GACGGCAGCCTGGGGTACAAGATCTACTCCGGTGCTGAGACGATCGACGGTGACGGCCCCTACCCGCCGAACGACAACGGCTCGTCGGGTCCCTCCGCAGCGCAGGTCGCGAAGAAGCTGGGGCTCATCTCGGGTTACCTGCACTGCTTCACCCTGAACGACGTGCTGGACGCGCTGGAAGACGGCCCGGTCGGTATCGGCTCCAACTGGTACGACTCGATGGACAGCCCCGACAGCAGCGGCCTGGTGGCGGTCAGCCCGGGTGCGGGCATCCGCGGCGGCCACGAATACCTGTGCCGGGGCAAGGACATGGACCGCAAGCTGCTCCACTTCGACAACTCGTGGGGTACCGGATGGGGTGCCAGCGGTTCGTTCAGCTACAGCTTCGACACCCTGGACCGGCTGCTGGGCGAGCAGGGCGACGCCACCGTCTCGCTGCCCCTGTCAGCCCCCGCTCCTGTCCCCGTCCCCGTGCCACCTACACCGGCCTCAGCGGACGTGACGTTCGCGACGGTGCTCCACCCGTGGGTCAAGCTGCACCACGTCGGCGGCAACGGGCAGGTTTCCAAGGCCGCCCAGCGGTGGCTGACCGATAAGGGGCTGTGATGACAGCGGAAACCCAGCAGTTCCCCGCGGTCAACGGGCACAAGTCCCGGCTGGACGCGCTTCCCCGGCAGGAGATCTCCGAGCATGCTTCCCGGGTGCGCCCGGGTGAGACAGCCGCGACGGTCATTACCGCGGTGTTCTTCGCGGTCGGCTGGGTGTTCGGCGCTTCGTGGCGGGCCTTGGTGTTCTGCGCGCTAGCCGTCCGGTACGGATACCGGAGCGGCGCTCACGTCCAGGTGTCGCAGGACAAGCCAGCTCCTCCCGTCAGGACCCGCCCGGGACCGGGCGGGACGCTGATCGAACAGTAGTGCCCCCTCCGCTTTTGACGGCGGACCGCACCCGTTCCAGACCTGCCAGTTTAAAAGCTGCCAGCGGATACGTGCGTACCTGTACAGGCGGGGGCGTGCGGGCCAGCCCCGTTTGGGCGCGTAATGGCTTATTGAGGACCAGCCCGTGCTCAGGTCACTGAGCATCATGAGTATAACAAACTTCTACCCGGAGGGAAGGGACCGCATGGGCCTTGTCGACCGGGTACGTGAAAGCCGAAACGAGCAGCGCACCATAGCAGGAGTGCCCTGGCGACCCTGGGACAGTCCGTACACCAGGTTCGACACAGGCGGGCCGCTGCACCCCACCCGTTCCATGTACGGGGTGGATGAGGGGCTGCGCCTGGTGCCCCTGTACGCGTGCGTGCGGCTGATCGCAGAGTACATCTCTTCCCTGCCGCTGAAGCTGTACATCAAGACACCGGACGGCCACCAGAAGCGGTGGGAGGGCCCGTCGATTTTCGACGACCCCGCACCGGGCACCAATCTGATGGACTGGCTGTACGAGTGCCTGACGTCGCTGCTGCTGCACGGCAATGCGTGGGGTTACGTGCTGTCCCGCGACGGATACGGTTACCCGCAGCAGATCCAGTGGATGCCACCGGAAATGGTCACCGTCATCGACGACGAGATCGGGCCGTTCAACCCGCTGCGCACCCGCGTGTACTTCTACGGGCGGCTGATGCGCCGCGAGGAATACTTCCACATCAAGGCTTTCAGCCTGCCCGGCAGGACCGAGGGGATCTCCCCGCTGCGCGCGTTCGCGATCACGATCCTGAACGGCATCGAAGCCACCCGGTACGGAACGGACTGGTTCAAGGCGGGCGGCTTCCCGCCCGGCACGTTCAAGAACAACGAGATCGAGATCAACCCGGATGACGCGTCGGAGATCCGGGCGATGCTGAACACCTCGATCCGACGCCGCGAACCGCTGGTGTACGGCCGCGACTGGGACTACCACCCGGTAACAGTCCCCCCGTCGGAGGCGCAGTTCATCGAGGCGATGCAGATGAACGCCACGCAGCTCGCCGCCGTTTACGGCCTGCCACCGGACCGGGTGGGCGGCAAGCGCGGCGATTCCCTGACCTATTCCACCACGATGCAGTCGGCGCTTCAGATCATCGAGTCGCTGCGCCCGTGGATGGTCCGGCTGGAGACGGCGTTCTTCACTATCTTGCCGCAGCGGCGGTTCGCCCGGTTCAACTCTGATGCGCTGCTGAAGACGGACCTTCAGGAGCGGGCGCAGATCTACAAGACGTGGCGGGAGATCGGGTTCAAGCCGATCGACGAGATGCGCGACACCGAGGACCTGGAGCCGCTGGCGAACGGGACGGGTAAGGACAACATCCCGCTGGAAGCGATCGTGGCAATGGCCCGGTCGGTGCGGGCCATCCCGAACGAGCTGCTGCCGCAGGTCACGCTGGAGCAGCGCCTGCTATACGAGTACCTCCAGTCTCTCGCCGCGAACCAGGAACCTTCCGGGCTGCCACCGGGTGCGGGCCAGGCGCAGGGCGTGGGCGCGCAGAACGCCCCCCCTGCTGTGAACGTCCCGGGTGGCGCGGGCGCGGATGTCAGCAGCGGCGGGCCGGGTGGCAGCTTCCAGCCACCGAACGTCTTGCAGCAGATCGTGAAGGACATGCTGTCCGTCCGCAGCAGCGAAGACGGCACGTACGGGCTACCGCAGCCCGTACTTGACAAGATCGTCGCCGCGGTCCGCCAGGCGGAACGCGACGAGGCCCTGGGCCCCGAGTTCGTGGGCCCGTGGATCCCGCCAGCAAGCGCCAACGGCAACGGCAACGGGCGGCACTAGGGTTCTAGGCGGATTGTTACACGACAGCGTTCGCCCTTCCGTACGACCCAGATGGCAAAGGGTGGATCATCGCCGCCCGTATGCCGGTCCTGCATGATTCGGCAGAAATCGCTGTACGTCCGCATATAGGTGTAGACGTGGCCACCTTCCTCGAACTGCACATACCAGCGTTCGCGGGGTTCGCGGCTCTTACGCCAAGACCACCTCACCTGAGGACCCTGAAGCGATTCTGCCTGACTTGATCCTGTGTGATCAGTCCGCAGTCGTACATGCGGTGGTGGTTCGGGCACAGCATCGTCACGTTCTCCAGATCGTCCGTACCGCCATCCTTGCGGCTGACGATGTGGGCCACGTCGCACGGGGCCTCGTCCCAGCCGCAGAGTGAGCAACGGTCATAGAAAGCCTTACGGGCGATCCAGCGGAACGTACTTACGCTGGTATAGATGCCGTTACTTGGGCGCCGCCCTGTCATGATCTTACTGTGACCTGCACCTTTGCACTTACGGTCGCAGTAGATGTTGTCGGTACGGCCCGGCTTGTACGAGCCGCGCTGCGAAGGCAGGAAGGTGACTGGTTTGCCGCACTCGGCACACGGTACGGTCACCCGTTCAATACGTGGGCGTGAAGGATTTTCTGACTGGTAAGCCAGCTTACAGTGGTTGCCGCAGAACTTCGCATTCTCACGGGCGGACCGTCCATCCCTCCAGGGGATCAGGCCGCCGCACTGCTGGCAGGTCTTGCCGGGGATATATCTGGCCATGGCCTAAGTTTACACGCAAGAAAGGTCGAACTCAATGGCTGAATTGTCCAGTCAGGCGATCAACGATTTGCCGGACAGCGCTTTCGCTTTCATCGAAAGCGGAGGCATGAAGGACGCGCAGGGCCGGACCACGCCCCGGAGCAAGCGGCATTTCCCCGTGCACGACGAGGCCCACGCACGGAACGCACTGTCTCGTGCCTCGCAGTCGCCGTTCGGCAAGATGGCCATGCCGAAGATCATGGCGGCTGCGCGGAAGTTCGGCATCAAGCCGACCGCTGTGCAGCGTGCTTTCGGCGGCATGGAGCCGGACCCGGAGGCTTTCCCTGAGCGGCGGTTCATCCGGTTCCCGCTGGAACTGCGCAGCGACCCGGTGGGCAAGGAGGGTCCCGCGCACATCTGGGGTTACGCGGCGTGCTTCGGTAAGCTGTCGCGCCGGCTTGGCGGTTTCGTCGAGCAGGTCAACCGGAACGCGTTCGACGAGTCCAAGCAGGAGGGCTGGCCGGATGTGGTGTGCCGGTACAACCACAAGGACGATGCGCTGCTCGGGACCACGTACGCGCGGACGCTGAGCCTGTCCGTCGATGACACTGGCCTGATGTACGACGTGATCCCACCGGACTCACGGCGGGACGTCCTGGAGTACGTGCAGCGCGGTGACATCCGGCACAGCTCGTTCGCTTTCCGCGTGTTCCCCGGCGGTGACGAGTGGGGTGTCAGCGAGTTCGACTACCCGATGCGCACCCTGCACGCCGTTCAGCTGATCGACGTGGCCCCCGTGCTCGACCCGGCGTACCCGGATGCGACGGCGGCGGCCCGTTCGATGGACGGCGCTGTCCGCTCTCTGTCGGAGTGGGTGCAGGCCGAACCGGACGAGGTCCGGGAGAGGCTGGCGGAGAACCGGGCGATGGAGTTCTTCAAGAGGACCGACAACATCGGACCGGCGCGGCAGGCCAAGCAGCAGCAGGAGCGCAAGAAGACCCTAACGGGCGCGCTGGCCCTGCTGGACCTGCTGGACAACGCCGAAGACCCGTACGCGGACCAGTGAGCACCCCCGGACCGGCGAACGAGGAAAGCCCCCTGGATGAGGACGGCAAGCTGAAGTCCGAGGGGATCAGGTTCGCCGATAGGGAATACGAGGGAAGCCCTAACCCTGGTGGTTCGATACCCGAGGGTGAGCAGGGTGAGGACGAGAAGTAAGTGGAAGTGCCCGGACTGCGGGCACCTCAATCCTTACTTCGCGAAGACTTGTCGCATGTGCGGTAAGTAAGATAATTTAATAGTTGCCACCGAGGCCGTAGCCACCCTCCTGGGTGCGGACGGAGCCGGTTCTATCACAGATCCGTCCGTAGTAGTCAGGAGGGCCAGGAATGGCTAGTGAGGTCGCTAAGCGCCTTCGCGACCGCCGGCTGAACGTCTGGAACGACGCGAAGAAGATCGCTGAGGACGCAGCCGCCGAGAACCGCGCTTTCACCCCTGAGGAGCAGGGCAAGTGGGACGCGATGCAGG